CCCTTGAAGTGCTCGGGAAATTATTGCCGCCAGTAACGAATTGCGTAAAAACACTCATGTCAGAACCCATCCTCTGGTTGAATCGGCATAACGTAACTGCACCGCCGCGTAAGCCGCATTAAGTGTCATATCTTCCGCGAGCGATTGTATATTTTGCGAGTTACGAGCAACCACGTTTGTTGTGAGCGAGTTCGCAACAGTAATATATACCGTGTCGCCTGCTGACGGGCTTGCGGGCAACGTAACGGTAGTTGCAGATGCGTTAGTCAAAACGTACTGATTACCGGCTACGGCAGTTTGCGTGGTTCCGCTAACAATGTTCATCACCGGCAAACCAGCGGCAGCAATCGTAATTGATCCCGCACCATTGGTGATGGTAACTCCGGTGCCTGCCGTCAAAGTTGCTTTGGTCAGCGTGTTGCCGGTCGTGTTACCGATCAGCAACTGGCCGTTGGTGTAGCTTGTTTGCCCCGTACCGCCATTTGCAACGGGCAATGTCCCGTTAAACGTATTTGGGCTAATCATCTGGAATCGAGTGCCGTCATATACAACGACAACGATTTCTCCAGATGCAATGTCTCCAGCCACTAACGCCGTTGATCCGTCGCGGGTAACGGCTTTGGCACCAAGGCTGTTGATGTTGAGCGTGACAGCGCCGGTATTGGTTCCTGCGGCCACGAAATAGAACATCTGACCGGCAGCGTAGGCCGTAATGGCGGGCGTTAAAGCGCCTGTAATCGTGTCTGCGCCGCTGATACCGCCGATTAGCTTGGCTGCCGTGCTTTGCGCTTGGGCAAACGTAGCGGCGTCCGTGGCGTCTACGGCAGAACCCAACCCGGTGATGCGGTTGCTGCCCATCGGGATGTTGGCCGTGGGCGTCGTTTGACCGTCTTTGGTGATACAGGTGGAAAGACCCGTGGCAAGGTCAGCGGTCAGGGCGTTAAAGGCCGTGCTGCTAATGACGGTGCCTGATACGACAGGCTGCCCCGCCGTATTGATGAGGAATGTACCGGAACCGTTAAAACTCATTGCCCGCTCCTTTAGCGATTTTGATAAATCGACGTAGTGGCCGCACCACCCGCGCCGCCGATTGCTGCCGCTCGTTGCGCTCGTTGCTCGTTAAGCCGACGCACAACTTCCTCAAGGTCAAATACATCTTGTTGGGCTTGCGGGCCACGCTGCATTAGCGCTTTGGCAAGTTGATTGCGGGTTCGCTCTGGCATTTGAACGCGATTCAGCGCCCTAACTGCTTGAGTCGCCATTGTGACCGGAGAACCGCCTGTGGCAGCAAAATCCAAAGCTGGTTCAATGTCTAACTCACCCGCCTCAAACATTCTTGGCACACTTTGTGATCCGCGCCCAAATACATCTGCCTCTCGCATGATTCGCTCGGCATTGACGGTTTCATAAAACTTGGCAAACGCATCTGGAGAGCCAAACGCAATTTCTAGTTTCTCCCGTGGCACAAAGTTTTCCACAAGGTTCATCATTTCCGTTCTACCGGCAGATGAACCGCCAACCTTGTCACGAATAGCCTCAAACAGGCCAATTTGGAACGCTTCCTTTTCCGATTGCGTCATTGCATTGATGGTTTTACGCAACGAATCGCCAGATACATTGCGATTCAAAGCTGTTTTGCCAACCGTTGCGGCCTCAATCAATGCGCTTGGGCCTGCATATTCTTCCAACGCTTGCCCATAAAGAGAGTCTTTGGTCTTTGGATCAGTTGTTAATCGAACCAAGTCTGATTTTAAGCTGTCACGCAACTCAATAAGTGAACGGCCTAGCGGGCTATACTTACCCTCAACAGGATCGTAGTTTTTACCAATAAGCGTGTCCAAACCTTGCTTAATACGGTCAAGGTCAGAGACGTTAAACTCAAGCGAACTGACCTTATCAGGAGTCAATGACCAACCCGGCAAGCCTTTAGTTATACGCTCGTTTTCCGCGATGTCTTGCGCCACCTTGGTTGCGCCAAGGCGATTTGCCTGCTGCACAATTTGGGCTAACCGTCCTGACGGGTCAGTAACCTTTAATTGATAAGCTTGCGTGTAAAGCGGCGCGGCGTTAGTTGAGCGTTGCATTTGCAAATCTTCAACTGTTGAAGCAAGGCGCTTGCCGCCCGTTTGCAGCGCTTCTTGAGCAGATGACGCCATACGCTCGCCACGGCCAGCGCGGCGCGTTTGCACTTCTTCAACCAATTCAGTTCTAGCGCGACCCGGCATTGAAGATAACAAATCAGCCATTTTACGGGTGTTTTCGCCTACGTCGTACAAACGGCCCTCTGGGCCTAACTTCCTCATTTGGTCGTTTACATACGCCGCAAAGTCGGTGCCGTAGCTTTCTGGCGCATCCCGCATCAATGCTTGAGCCAATCGCTTTTGCGACTCGCTAATGGCGACATCCTCTGACATTCGCTCGCCCACGTTGCGAACGATAGGCCCAGCAATGTTAGTTACGGCAGATGCGCCAGCGCCGCCAGCACCGCCAAGCAAACCAGATGTCAAAATGTCTTTATAAAACTGTTCTGGCGTTTCGGCTTGAGAATAACCAGCGCCAGATATAACGCCTTCTGCCGCGCCTGTACCGCCAGCTTGCAAAATACGCGCTGCTGGGCTGATTTCTCGGGCCGTGCCGCGTGTGGTTGCGCGAACAGCCGCACGGGGCATAGACGCCAAACTAGCGGGAACGGCTCCAAGCACCTCCATACCAAACGCAGTTTTAGGGTTTTCTTCCTCAAATTGCGTCGTAGCGCCGCGCACCATTTGTTCGCCTTCCGGCCCCATAGCCTTTGGCGAAATACCAAATGACAGCACTTCAGCGGTTTTTAGCGCCGCTCTTGCCCAAGGCGGCATGGTGCGACCAACCTTAAAGCTCTCTGACTCTGCCTCGGGGATCGGCCCCTGTTCGTGAGTCATAGCCTTCATCTGCTGAAGTTCTGCGTAACGCTTTTGGTCACGCAAAAATTGCAGTCGTGCTTGCTCCTGTGGGGTAAGCGCCATTTATCGACCCCCCGGCGGGTTTTTCGTCTTCTGTTCTAACGCATCAAGTTCGCTTTGCAATTCTGGCGTCCAAGACGGCTTTCCTTGCGGCTTACCAGAGAGCGAAGAACCAATTTCAATAGGCTTCTGCAAAAAACTTGGCTCTAAGATAATGTTGTTGACGTCTAATTGCCGATTTCCCGCCAACGTAGAGATGTTGGCTGCTTTCTTGCGTACTCGGTTGGTTGCAGCTTCTTCAAACAGCCGCGCCAAGCCTGCAATTTGGGTAAGCGCTTCGCCCGTCAACGGCTCGCCCGTCTGAACCTTATTCAGCAAAGTTTGCGCTCTAGCAACCAATCCCTGACGAGAAACCAAACGGTCGTACTCGCCTTCACGCACCACGCTGCCCGGCTCAATAAACTTCATCAACAGCGTAACAAGTACGTCTTGCTGGATAGCGTTAGGCTTGCCGCCCGGCGGTACGCTTTGGAATATGGTTTTAACCTTGCCAATTTGGGATAGTTCATCCAAATCCGGCTTAATTGCGTTATCAAATTCGCGGCGTAAACGATCTTCGCCAGCGCTTCTAACGCGATCTCCAGCCAACGGATCAGGTGGCTTATAACCGGGGATGCTTTCCCATTTTCCAAGCGCGGCGTTCCATTGCAGATTGCCGTGCGTAGCAGGCGGTTTAGACGGTTCTTCCGGCGTTTTAAATCCAGTTTCTTTTTTGCCGCCAAGCTTGCCAAATTGAACTAAATTGCCATCGGCAGTTGCAGTTGGCGCGTAATACTCCTCGGCCTCTGCGGGCGTCATAGACCGCTCAAGGGCAGCAGCAAGCAACGGTGCGCGTTTCATCGCAGCCGTGCCAACCGGCGTCATTGCCATGCCCAGCACTTCGTCAGGCGATTTGCGGTACTGCGATTGACGCGTAACTTCGCCCAATTCGGTTTGCTCAGGAACCGCAGCAGCCTTAGCGGTAAACGGCGTGGCTTGCATACGCTCGTTGTATTGCGTGAGCGTTTCTTCCGGCTTCTTAGCCATCTGCTGCTCAAGCTCTTTATCCGGCTGATAGGTGTAGCCACCTTGCAACCGGCCAAGCATACGTCGGCCATATTCGCTTTCGGTTTGCTCGGCTTTGGTGGCTTCTTCCATCGCCTTTTTGCGCTGGCGGGCTGACATGAACGACTGCAATGCCGAGACAAGCGGCGCAGCGGCAGGGGTCGGGGCGTCTGATCCCGACAGCGGGCGGTACGCTTGCGCCTCAAGGGCTTCTGCCATCGCCTGACGACGGCGAGCTTCGGCGGCTTGACGCTCATACTCAGAAGGCATTGCAAAAGTTTGGACGTAATTAACTGGCATTTTCAAAATCCCCTCTGTAACTACCGCCTTGTGGGGTGGTCATGCCGGGTGACTTAGGCTTGGGTTGTCGGGTTAACGGAGTTTGCGGAAACGTGCGACCAAATTGCGGTTGCGCCGGAACCATCGTCATCGGGTTCGGCGTGTACTGCATATCTTGGGCGGGCGTAAAATTGTCCATGCTACCGCGTTGTTGAAGGGCGTTAGCCAGCTTCTGTTGGCGTGACATGGGGCCGCTAAAAGTTTGATATCGCCCGTTCATTATCGGCCTCCGAAGTAACCGCCAGCAGCGCCAGCAAGACCGCTTAACAAGCCAAGCTGTGCGTTATATGCACCGACTTGGTTGCTGTAATTGCGTTGGGCGAAGTCACCCGCCGCCTGCGTTGCGCCAAACACCGGAGCCGCAGCCACGTTGGCACCTTGGTAGCCTTGGAACTGCGGCATATTGACTTGGACGCCTGACATAAGCGCCGCAATCTCGTTAAGCGGCTGGTTACGCAGCGCAAGCTGTTGTTGCAACGACTGTTGCAGAGCCGTGTTGCCAAACTGTGCGTTTTGCAGGGCTTGGTTGTACTGCTGGAGTTGTGCGGCGTTGGCGAGTTGCTGCTGCTGGGCGGCAATGGCTTGATTCTGCGCCAATGCAGCGTTGCGAGCGGCTTGCGTATCCATCTGCTGACCAAACGCCTGACCCTGACCCGCCAACAACGCTTGGTAAGCGCGAAGGGCGGCATCTTGGTTTTGGGCAAGCGCTTGATTCTGCATCTGCTGTGCGCCTTGGAACTGCCCAAAGTTTTGCGCGATGGCGGCATTGCGAGCCGCTTGCGATTCCATGCCCATCCCGAATTGGGACTGCAACGCTTGGTTTCCGGCTTGTTGCGCGGTCATCTGCTGACCAAAGCTCTGCGCCAACGCGGCATTTCGAGCGGCTTGCGCGTCCATACCCATGCCAAATTGCGCTTGTAGCGCTTGGTTGCCAGCCTGTTGCGCTGCCATTTGCTGTGCGAAGTTTTGTGCAGCAGCCTGATTGGCAAACTGACCGGCTTGCACCCCAGCGCCAAACAACGCTTGTTGGGCGGCATTGCCAAACTCGCCTGCGGCTACGCGCTGGGCAAAGTCTTGCTGTTGGGCGGCGTTTTGCGATTGTTGTTGCGCCAAGGCCGTCTGGACGTTTTGTTGCAACGCTTGGTTGTAAACGTCGGTGCCTTGCACACCCATCCCAAACTGCCCAAGGGCAGCTTGATTGGCAAATTGCGCTGCGGCCTGCGCCTCGCTGAAGCCTTGCTGACGGGCGGCCATATCCAACTGCAAGCCTTGGAGGGCGGCCTGCTGAATCGCATCGTTCTCTTGCTGCTGCTGTTCGCGGATAGCGCGGTTGTAGGCTTCCGATCCTCTCGGGATGCCTTGGTTCGCTAACTGCGTTTCCAGCATTTGCCGCTGCTCTTGGATTTGCGGCAAGACCCTAGAAAGAATTGCCTGCTGTCCCGTGGTGCCAGCGGATACAGGCATGGCAGCCAATTGAGACGTATCAAAACCACGTTGAAGTCGCTCTGTGGGAACCTCACCGCGAGCAAAGCCAAACGCTGACAGATTCGGGGCATATTGGACATCAGCGACCCCAGACGTATCCAATGCGGTTTGCTGTCGCAGCGGGGCAACGTTGCCGCCAACCTCATATCGGTTGGCTTCAAATTGAGCGCGAAGCTCTGGCGGTATCATGCCCGCTTGGGCTTCGTAACGGTCAGCATCAAACTGGCTACGCAACTGCGGTGCGTTAAAACCACCTTCGGCAAGACCGAATAACCCACCGGCAGGGCCACCACCGGCCATGCCAAGCTGCGCCAAATTCGGGGCAGCGGTGTAATCAAACGCCCGTACATCGCCGGACGAACGGCCCATGCCCATTAGGTCGGGCGCGCCTTGAACTTGACCATACCCGCCAAGCTCGGTCTGCAAGTCGCGGAGGTTGGGGTTGAAACGCTTGCCGATAATGTCTTGCGCGGTTCCAAGGGCGGTTTCGCCAAGGCCAGAAAGCCCAAGCTCTACGCGCTGCTGGGCCTCTAAAATCTTCTGCTGTTCGGGCGACAGATACTGCTCAATGTAGGGCGTATCTTGGTCGGTCATCTTGGTAAATTGTTCGCGGGTCGGCGCGGTCGGCTTTGTTACACCGCCAACACGGCTTGCGCCACCGCCATAAAGCCCGTACATATCGCCGTCGCGGTCAATTGCGCCAGCGCCTTCAATCTGCTGCTGGTTAAACGCCTCAAGCTGCTTGTTGTAGTCCTCCATCGCCTTGTTGTAGCCAGTTTCGTCAAACACGGACTTGCCGAATGTGACTTTCTGGCCGCCATAAGGCGTGGAAATGTTCGGGTTGGAGATGCGAGCAGTTAGCCGCGCTGCATCCAGATTCGCCTGTCCCTGCGCTTGTGCCGCAGCGGCGTAATCAGGTGCTGGAGGTGGTTTCGGTGACTTTTTGCCCATAACGCCTTCCTAAGAACCGACACGACTCCCGTGTCATAGTTAAAAACACGATGTCCCCGGCGGTGTCGGCGTTATGGATACGCGCTTCCTCGGTGAACCCCATTTTACCCACTAATCGCAATGCTTTGCTATTCCCGCTTGACACGGGAGCGATAATTTTGTCAACCCCACAGACATTGAAGGGGTAATCGAATATGGCCGCTAGGTAGGCAGGGATCATGCGACCCTGTACCGCGATATGGCAGACGACGGAACGACCGTTCCAGTTCTCGTACACCACACCGGCCACCAAATCGCCATCTTTTCGCAATCCAAGGGCGTTGGAGCGAGCGTCGTGGTAGCCGCCCCCAGTTTGGGAGCAGACCCATTCGCCCACATCCATGCCGCTTTCTATATTCCAGCCCATCCGATTTGGAACACGATGTCTGTGGATGCCCATTGGAGTTGTAGGTTTTTGCTAGTGCTGCTCATTTGGATGCCAGCGCAGTAGCCAATACCCGTAACGCCTTGCCAGTTGTTGCTAATGATCGTGTCTTGACCCCATGTGCCGTCGTCCCATTTAGCGGTGTCCCAAAGGCCCGCCGTGGAGGGCGAATAAGACAGAGCCGCCGTAGAGGGTGCGAGGTCAAAGTCCACGTTGATGTCAATATTGACGGCTGGTTGCCCGTTGCTGAACAGGCTAGGCCGTGCGCGGGTAAAGTATTTCTTTACGCCACGCGAATCAAAGTAGTTAAACGCTTGTAGCGCCCGCCCATCAATGTTGTTGGTGCTGTCCACATAGCCCGTGGTGCCAATCGTCCAACACTTGCCGACAAATTGGTTGCCGCCAAAGTACGGGTCATCATTAAGGATGTTAAAGCAGTTAGCTGTCCACCCCGTAAACCGGCACCAAGCCTTTGTGATGTTGTTCATCACGAATTGTTCTTGGCTGCCCGTACTAACGGGGACGTTGACGATCAACGCATTGTTGTTTGCGTTGTAAATCATGCCCCAACCAAAGTTGTTCTTGTAATTCTGAGCGGCAGCAGCAAACGCGCCTTGAATCTTGTCTGACAACGCCACGTTGGGGTCAAGGCGGGACGATTGCAGCGCCGAGGCAAGCGGGAACAGCCCGTCAAGCGTCAACAACAGCAAATCGCCGCCGTACTTCATCATGCAACGCTTGGAGATAGGCGCACCCACCATCCAAACGCCGATCAACGCCCATGTGGAGGCGCTAGAGGGGTCGGTTCCGCGATAAACAATGACCTCGCCCTTGTCGGTGACAAAAACAAGGTTGTCGTCTACGCCGTAACCAGCGTCAATCGTCCATGTGCCAAGGGCAACTAACGTGCCGCCAAGCCTAGCAACGGCTGACAGGTCAATTTCCTGCGCCGCACCGCCCACCGCAAGGGTTGGCAGATACCATGCTTTTAGGGTGTCTTTTTGGATAAACCACACGCGGTTCTTAAACAGCGTGATATTGGAAAGCGTGGTAGTCGTAACGCCGGTAATGGCAGGCGTTGATGCGCCATCTAACGCTGTCCAAGTTGATCCGTTGTACAGCAGCGGCTTGTCGGTGCCGTTGACGGCCATTAAATAATTGCCGCCCGGCGTGGTTACGTTGATGTACTCCCACCGGCTGTTGGTTAGGCCGCTAACCGCCGCCGCACCCACAGCACCCGCCGAAGTTGCGTCGTAAACCTTGCCGTCAGAAACAGCAAACAGCTTATTGGTTGCCGCACCCGCATAACTAAATAGCGTCTCAACCTGACCCGGCAATCCCGTTGCATGACGAACATATCCACCACGCAAATTGACGTTAGAAACGCCCGGAAACAGGTTATCTAAAATGACCGCATCGGTCGGGGCCATGTTGGCGAGCGAATCGCGGGCGTTCCAACCCCCAATAGGAGCCGGAAGCGATGCGACGTTCGCCACCGCACGTTGTACGAAGCGACGTTGACGCAATCCGGCCATATTAGTTGCCCTCGGAGCCGTAACCGCTGTCTGGGATGTTGTCGTAGCCGATCAGCACCGTACCCGGTCGTGGCGCAAACGACAGGTTTGCAGACGCCGTGTCTTGTGCAATGGCCGTTTCAAGCTCTTGCAGATAATCACGGTAGATGGCCGTGGTATCAAAGCCCTTGGCCTCAAAATACTTGAGCTTGGTGGACAGCACCATCACCCGATCCGGGTAGATGCAGGTGTCCGAGTCGGCGGTAAAGCTAGTTTTAGGGGTGCCGTTAGCAGCATTGGCCCACCCGTTGCTGCGGTACTCAAAGCCGAGCAACTCGCCCGCGTTCATACCCGGCCAAATCTGGAAGAATTGACCGAGCAAACGCCATCGGATGCGCGGGCCGGTGCTGATATAGCCCGACAGCAGCCACTCCCATTGTTGCGCTGACTCAGGGCCGAGCATCTCCCAACGCTTGCTCTTGTCCCAATGGGTGCGGTTTACCGTGCTGTAGTAGTCAGCCGGAAGGTCGTATTTAACCTTCTGGAAAATGACTTCAGCGTTGCTCTGGTTAGAGGTCGGTTCGTAGTTCAGCGTAACTTGGCTCGCGCTGTCTACGCTTGTGATGTACGTCGCGTTGGGGATGCCATCGCCCTGCACTTGGTAGGCGGTAGACAGACCGGCAGTAGAAGGGATGCCCGTAATCGTATACGCGCTGTCCGTCCAAGTGCCGGTTGTCGATATAGCTTCCGTGTAGAACGTATGCTGCTTGGTCAGTTCGCGCCAATCAGCACGACGCATCAACTCGTAGCCAGACGCGTTCATCAGCGCCAAGATTTGAATAACATCTTGGTTGCTGTTGCCCGCTACCGTGGCCGGTGTAGCAACGCCCAGTTCGTTCGTGACTTGCTGGACGAGTTGAAGCATCGTGGTCGTAGACATACGTTATCCCTCTGCGGCTATTTCCTTCGGCGGTCTGCCACGGCGCGGCTGCGAGCTAATAAACTCTGCCATCTGCGCTTGTAGTTCCGCTAACTGCTTTTTCGTTTCTTCCAATTCCGCGCTGCTGTCCATGCGGTTTTTACGGTTGAGGTACTGGCGGGCGCGTTCACGCAAACCCACGCCACCCATGCCGATACGTTGTAATTGCGCGTCAGATGCCAAGGCCAACTGTTCAACTGTGATGAACTTGAGGATGGCAAGTTCCGCAATCTGGTCACGGTTAATTTCCTCTGGAGCAGCTTTGTGCCACTCTGAGATAGGCGTTCCAATTTGCGACGCTGCGCCTTCGCTTTGCTGCATTTGGTAGTAAAGCCATTGACGCGGGAATCGTTCCTTGTGATCGTCTCGGGCAGGCTGGTCAATAATGTTCGTCTTATCGCCGGGAGCCATGATCCGAACGTAGATCTTGCCTTCGTTAGCACCGTTGTCCTTGGTGTAGAACTCAACGTGCAACTGAGCGTCAGCATTTGAAACATCGCTATCTAATGGCATTTTCCTTGCTCCTGTGGGGATTGGGGTTATAGGTTATTGACTTGGGTCAAAGTACAAATAACCGAGGGAATCGCAGGCCATACGCTTGTAGCGCTGGCTGCAAGAATTCTAACGCTTGTGTCATCCGTAGCCCACATCAATTCAACGTAGTGAGTGGGTTCAAGTTGGATAATAAAGTTCCAAGCGGCAACGGTACGCGCCGCCGTGCCTTGAATAGCAACTGTGCTGGCCGTGTTGGCAACATTAGTGCCGTTTTTACGCAACCAGATGTAAATGTTTCCCGTGCCGCCCGAGGTTTTGTCTAGCTGCGCCGAAAACTGCACGTTGTAGACGCCTTGGTTAGCCACAACAAGCCGAGAGGACGGCGAACCGATAGATATGCCGTTACTGCTATCGGTCGTGTTGAACGTCATACCGTAGGCGGTATTGATGGACGCCGCTGCTTGCAGCGTTGTGTCCGAAAACGCACCGTAGTGCAGGATTGGCACCGAGCGACCGAAGCCTTGCAATTCTTCCCACAACGTATTGCTGACGGCATAAAACATAGCCGAGCAATCCACGTTGATTGTTCCAAACCCGGCTGCGTTAATCGTGTCAGTTGCGCTGTACGGGTACACCGTTAGCGGATTTGCGCCGCCATTTCGGATAATGATGGTTTCGCCCATCTCGGCTTTGGGCAGCTTTACGCCCGTACCGGATGCAACCGTCGTTACGTTGGTGTAAACGTATGTAAGTTGCGTGGCATCGCCCGCAGACGTACCGGCAGCGGTCAATGACGCTGTGCCATCGCCGCAAATAGAGACTGTGGATAACTGGCTGATGCCACTACCCAGAACTCGGGATGGGATCGCCATTAGGCCGCCTTTGCCTGCTCGTCCCTGACGCGCATGATCTCGGCAATCAGGCCGGGGCCGCGCACATCAAGGGTGATGTCAGCCATCACCTCAAACAGCTTCTGAAACTCGTTAGCCTGCTGCGCCATTGCAACATTACAGGTGAATTTCTTGCCCATCGGGCCGCCGACGTATACGTCAACCGTGGGGCCGCTACCTTCGCCCGTAAATCGCTTGATGCCAGCAGGGCTATTGCATGAGTCATAGCCGTACATGATGAAGTTACGGAAACCGAGCAAATATCCAATGTTGATGGCTCGCAGACCCGAAGTCGTGCCACCACCAACGGCAATTTTGTTGGGGCCAATGGCCTCCATCTCTGGGCCTTCTGCCCATGAGTGCCACAAAAGAATCTTGCGCCCTTGCAGATGCTCAAACGTTGAGGGCGGGCAACGTGAGGCGGGCATATAAACGGTATGGTCGTTTAACCGCTGTATGCCGTTTGTGCGGTCACGGGGGTCAAGGTTGATCCACAGGTCGGGTTCTACCCCGTTTTCAACCAGAAAGTCGTGTGCGGCTTTTACAGCCACAATCGGGCGACCAGCTTTGCGGTGCGCCTTAATCTCGTCAATGTAGTCCGGCATAGACCACCCGCTCGCCACCAATACGATGTTGCCATCGTGCTTGATGGGAGCGAGGGTCAGTTCTGGCAGACCAAGGTCTAACGCCGAGCGGATATTGGAACAAAGTTCCTCCGTCGTACCCGCCGTTATAACCTTGATCTCCAGAGGCTGCATTGTTAGCCAGCCACGCCCGACAGAACGTGCGGGTAACCCGCAACGCAAGTCAGCGCAGTAGCACCGGAAGCCGTGGTGACGGCAACAATGCCCGCCACAAGGCCACCGCTAACCGCAGTATCGTCAAGCGTTCCAGCCGTCGCCGTCGTGTAGAGCGGGACAGCCGGGAGGCAAGACGCAGCAAGTTTGACAACCGGCTTGCCGCCGATCTGCACCCAGCCGTAAGCGGCAGAGGCAATCGACGTTTGAGCAAAACCGACCGCCTTGCTGTTTGCAGAGTTGGTCGTGGTAATCGGCACCACCGTGTTGTCGAAACGCACGGAAACGGCGTCGTACTGCGCGACTGCCGAAGCAGCCTGCACATACACAGCCTGACCGCCGTCGTCCAAGTTGACACTCGTGCCAACATTGAACTGCGGGGAGGTGTCGGTGTTGCCGAGAGCCACGCCAATGACGCCAGATGTTGAAACAGTCATTTTCGTTACTCCTTAAGCAATCAACACGCCTTGGAACTGGCCGCCCGAGCAGGTGAGGTTACCGGCCCAGCCAATCAGTTTAACAATGGCGTCTTGGTTGACGGCCTGCCGCTCGCCACCGATCGGCACAAAGTTGCGGTCTTTGTGCGGGCGGAAGTGCAGGTACTTGGTGTTGAGGAACCACATATGGTTCGCGTTGCCAGCACCGCTGTTGTACGTCGAGGAACCGATACCACCGTCCAACACAACGTCGGAGGCCATACCAGCACCGTAGTACTTGAGCGAAGCAAAGCCCGCGCCCGCCATGCCCGAACCAGCGTCAGTAATACGCTGGATGGCCTGCAACGATTGGAGATACAACCGATAGTAGTTGTTATCCGCAACGATGAGGTCAGGCTTGTCGGTGCCACGAACGAGTTGAACGGCCAGCGCGTCCATGTACGCTTGGATGTTCGAAGACGACACGGCAGCCAGACCATCGGTCAAGCCGCTGTACTTCTTCGACTGCCAGAACGTCCACACAGCGCGGTTGATGCCGCCGTAGGTTCCCGTGGTCGGGTCATCCGGCACAGCAGCAGCAAGACCCGTGAGGTTCTTACCCGCGTTGCCGGTACCGTCGCCGTACAGGTCACCGCTGATGCGGTTGGCAAGCTGCGCTTCAGCCACTTCCATGCGACCGTCAAGAAGGTCAATGATGGCCTCCTTACCCGAGTTCTGGATCATCTCCAGACCCGAAATGGTCACAGCAGAAGCGTACTGCGTGATCGAGAACTGAGCCGCCGAGATGGGGCTGTTCTGACCGACGTTCAGCACTTCATAGCCGCTGTACGAGTTGGTGTTGTTGGTGGTCGGGTCGGTGTACATGATTTCTTGGAGGATGAGGTTTCCTCCCGAAAATGTCTTCACATTCCCGCGCTCTTTGAGACGACGCAACAACGCGTTGTTGTTGGTCACGTTATCAGCGAGTTCACCGCTACGGCTCTGAATCGTAGTAGCGATAATGTCGCTGATACTAGAGTTGGCATAAGCCATTTAGATGCTCCTATATCAGTTGTTTACAACCGTGCGCTAGTTTCTTCGAAGGCTTCTTCGATTAACGCACGACGACTTTGCGCTTTGGGAGCCGTGTTAGCGCCGGGTGTGGCGCTTCTGACACTCACAGCAGCGGCCCGAGCGGCTTTCGCTGCTCGGTTTTTCTCTGCGGAAGCTTTAGCGGCCTGTTGTGCCTGTTGGGCTGACAGTACGCGCTCTCGCAAATCCTTATTTCCATAAACAGCCCTATCATAAGCGTCCTCAAGCGTTTCTGCTACGCCGCTCTGGAGGAGCTTAATCATCTCTGGCCGTGCTTCTTCAAAGAACTCGGCCTTTTGGGCAAAGGAATCTATTTCGTTCATCATGACGGCTTGCTCGGCGGCTTCCTGCTGCTGTTTCCAAGTCAGCACTTCGCCACGGACGCTAGCAAGCTCGTTCTTGAGGTTAAAAATGGTCGGGTCTACGGCAGGCGCTTGGCCTTGCGGCATACCTTGAAGGCTGACACCGTATTCGTTAGCCAACTGCATAAAGTAGTTGTAACGGGTCTGTGGGTCAGCGGTGCGAAGGGTGTGATCAGCCTTCATTAACGACGCAATGGCCTGCTCGGGCTTCAGCCCAAGGCCGGTAATGGTCGAAATGTACGGGCTGATGGCCTCTTGGATGGAATCGGCAAATTGCTTGGCTTGCAGCAGCGGTTCCACGCCACGGCGCATCTGTTCTTCGCGCTGGTAGGCATACTCTTGAAGGCGAGGGTCGGCTTTTTGCCAAACCTCATGGTAATCCTTCTTCCAAGACGCAGGAGGACGACGCCATACAGGCTCCTCGGCAGGCTCGGAGGCGGGTTCTTCGGCAACGGTCTTGGCGAATCGGCCAGATTCGTCGCGGCCAGTATCGCGGGGCGCTTCGGTTTGTGCCTCGGCTTCCTCAAATTGGCGGGCAAGCAGTTCCTTGCGGTCTACGGTTTCATTGTCAACTGTGGGTTGATTATCAAGGTCGCTCATCATCCTCTCCTGTGGGGATTGGTAAAGTTCGCGTGTTGGCGTAAATCGCGCAAGATGCGATCCGCTTGCTCATTGGTCAGTTGGGTGTTGACCATGTGCTTAATGCGTTCAAGGCGGGTATCCACGGACTTTTCGTGCCGGATATGCCGTGACGGGTCGTCGTTGCCAACCTCAATGCAGTTGTTGGCCTTGAGGTGACGGCGGTGTTCTGAGCGAGAACTGACCATTTTGCCGTCAATCATGCTTTTGTACGGCACGATGTCGGGCATAACGTAGTGATAACGCCCCTTGGCGTCCTTTTTGCGCTCTACAAACTCGCCGTCAATAAAAACGTAGGTTCGTTTCATAGGAGCAACAATACTTCCTCATCGTCCATTTCTTCAAG